TTTTTTTTTTTTTTTTTTTCATAGGGTTTTTGTTTGATTTAAAACAAAAAACGCTTGAGGAGCGAGTTTCCAGGCACTGGTTCAGTTTATCCAGCTACCTTCTAGGGAACCCGGGGTGCTAAAGTCTGTCTAATACGACTTGGCTTACACTCTTGAGCTTCTGCACTTCGATATCACCCACTTCGATCTCTGGGAGGGGAAGGAGGCCACGTTGATGCCTAGTTATACGAAGATCAAATATATTTTCAATAATTTGAGAATACTTTTGAAGTTTATATAACTCGGATTTCCGTTTTTCAGTATTCACTAGCTTGAAAAAGGGAAGAATCTCCGTGACCACCTCCTTCGGATACTTCTTACGAAGTTCCCTCCAGAGAGAAGAGCTGCGGTAGACTCCTGAACTTATCGATCTTGCGATCGGAAAGTCTTGAGCCTTACCAATGTAGGTGTGACCTCTATGCAGATAGATCGCTGCTCTTGTAAATCGAGAAAATCTGTTCAGTTTTCTCAATTTACGGGCCCCATGTGCACCGCTTAACAGTGTCGCATGGGGAATACATCCCAATCCTCCATTCTCAATCCGCAAGAAGGGGTTACAAGGAAGATCTTTTAAGGAAGACTTTTGACTCATAGAGTCCTTGTAGCCGCGGAAGCGCCAGAATCTTTTCATCACAATGGGGAGTAACTTGTCAGGGAGCCTCTCGAGGCAATCCTGCAATATCCTTGCGTGTTGGAAAATATCTCGGGTCTGAGCCTCATGCGCAACATAGTGAATGTTGCCTGAGGGCCCGGCGGGCGAGAACGTAGGGTCCCTTAAGTTAAGTATTAAGGGACTATAAACACCGCTTACTAATTCGATTTCTCCATCTCGTCGAAACAAGATGGAGCGGCTATTGAACTCACAAAAAACCTCAGAACAGTAGTTCTTGTTGTTAGACAGTTTAAGTCCGGAAGAATTTATTAGATGTTTCCATTTAATATAATCATCTAGACGGTCTACGCCGAAGACTATGTCGTCGCCGTTTATAAAAACGGGGGCGGTTCGGAGTTTTAAATGAGGAAATGCCTGTAGGTAAAGGCATGCGTTGATAATGCATAGTAATGCAAAACTTAACGGATGACCCATCATCTGTCC